ACAGATCCGGCGTTTGACCTCTCCGGGATGATCGCTGACACGTGCGGCGCAGAAGTCGCAGTTGCTCACGGTGCATTTGCTGGTACGGCAGTCGCGGCTCAGGCTACGATTGGCGCAACTGGCTCAGGCACGGTGTCAATCAACCCAACCTTCACCGACCTTGCGAAGTTGAAGGCGTCTGTGAACCAGGCGTACCGACGCGCACCAAAGGCTGGCTGGTTGATGAACGACACGACGCTCGGCGTTGTGACTGGTCTCGTGGATACGGCTGGACAGCCAATCTTCCGACCAGGCGATGCGAACACTCCAGATCGACTCCTCGGAGCACCGATCTACAGTGCAGCACTTATTGACCTGACCGATGACACTGCAGGCGCAATCCTGTTCGGTGACCTCGGACAGATCTACACCGTCCTCGTAGGCGGCGTGCAGGTTGAAGTCTCCCGCGAGTTCGCGTGGAACCTCGGCCTCATCTCCTACAAGGTTCAGGTGCGCGGCGCCACTGGGCTGTCACAGGCTTCAGCGGTCAAGTCGTACAAGTCAGCCAACGTTTCCTAATCAGTAGGCGACTAGGTTGAGCGGCGGGGTGCTGGGCTTCGGCTCGGCACCCCGTTCGCGTTAGCAGGAGGGCAGAATGAGCATCTGGCACAAGATCAAGAAACTGGCTGGCAAGGGTGCGCCTAGAATCAACGCAGAGGCACCTCAGAGCCACGTAGAGCGCGCCATAGTGGTCAGGTGGGGCAATACAGCCACCGTCAAGCGAATGCCTGTCAAATGGCGGGAAAAGGGGGAAAGCGAGTGAGCGAGCAGCAAGTCAGCACAAGGCAGGTCACGGTGGGTACGGCGGCGACCCCGATCGGTGAAGGATTGGTCTCTGGCTCGACCTTCCACCTCTACGCCTCGGCTGGCGGCAACGCGACCATCTACGTCGGCGCTGCGAATGTGACCACGAGCAACGGCTACATCTTGCACAAGGGTTTGCCAATCGTGATCCACGTTCCTGAGCGCGTCCAGTTGTATGCTGTGGCGACTAACGCAGGCGAGACAATCTCGGTCCTGCAAGTCGGAGGCATCTGATGTCATACGCAACACTCGCAGAGTTCAAGAGCGCGATCGGAATCGGCACTGCCGACACGACCGATGACACGCCGCTCCAGTCCGTCCTCGATGCAACCGATGCGCTGATCGACCTCTACACGGACCGCAAGCAAGGCTTCGGCACCGCGTCTGAGACGCGCTACTACACGGCGACCGACTTCCAGTACGTCTTGGTGGATGACCTCGTGAGCATCTCGTCGCTGACGACAGACGACGATGGCAACGGCACCTACGAGACAACGTGGGTGTCAGGAACCGACTACAACCTCGCGCCAGGCAACGCAGCTTTGGACGGCTGGCCGTACACAGAGATCGACGTCTCCGTGACGTGGCCGCGCAACTTCCCGCGCAACGTCTATCGCGGCGTCAAGGTGGTCGGCGTCTTCGGATGGCCCGCAGTTCCACCTGCAGTGAAGCAAGCCGCAATCATTCAAGCCGGTGCAGTCTGGTCTTCGCGCACATCGCCGTTCGGCGTGATCGGAAGCCAAGACCTCGGTGGCATCCTTCGCCAAGCGCGTGCCTTGCATCCTGAAGCGCAGGTCTTGCTGGAGGCATACCGCAAGCGCGAAGGTCTGGCTCGATGAGTTTCAACGATCAGACGATCATCGCAGGACTCGCTGCGCACCTGACGGCTGCGACCAAGCCAAGTGGCTACACGCTCCGCAACGTCTACGCCTACCCACCTGACAATCTCGCGGTGGTCCCAGCGGCGGTGATCATCCCAGGCGATGACACCATCGCCTACGGCGCAAGCAACCGGCAGGTGACGCTGACGCTGAACGTCGTGGTCTACATCCAGCCGCAGGCTGACCTCGGGCGCAAGTACGCCGACTTGATGACGTGGCGAACGTGGCTGCGCGACAGCCTGATCGACGGCGTGACGCTGGACGGCACGGATGCCGTGGCGCAGGCGAGCGTGACTTCCACGAACATCGGCACCGACACTTGGGCAGATCAGGACTACCTGACAATCACCGCGACCGTTGAGATCGCAAGCGTGGAGGCAATCGCAACCAGTGCCTAATCTCAAGAAGCCTCTGACGTACCCAGTCATCAGCCACATCAACGTGCAGTTCGTGCCAGGCTCAATCCCACAGGGAGAGTTCGTGGCTGGGTTGCCGTCGGACGGTAGTATCATCAGCGCACCTGTGGTTCAGGCAGAGGCTTGGATCGCAGCAGGAATCGCCAAGCGTGCCGCGACTGCGGCTGAAGACAAGGAGAACGACTAATGCCAGCCGCATCCGCAGGGAACGTACTGTTCAGCAAGTTGGTCGCCTTCAAGGAGGCGACGCCTGGAACTATCCCGACGCTGACCAGCGGCGGCCGCAAGATGCTGATCACGCCAACTGGCGTGATCAGCGATGGCGTCACCATTGAACTCGGCGCCGAGCGATCCGTTGCACTTCGCAATCCGCTCATCGGCTCCACCGGCACGATCGTCTCCATTGAGCCAACTCTGAGCGCCACCGTTCCTGCGGTGAGCGTCGGCGAACTTCCAATCTGGCTCTCAATGACAAAGACCGACACCGTGAGCGGAACCGCTGCGCCATACGAGTGGGACTACGACTACTCGATGACAGCGGCGAACTCGCCGACCTCCTACTCGCTCGTCGCCACCGATGGGCTTCAGCAGTACGTCGCCAACTACTGCCTCGCTGAGTCAATCACCATTGCGGCTGACCGCAACGGACTCACGAACCTGAGCGCCAATCTCTTCGCGCAGAACGTTGCGAAGAACAGCGCGACACTCGCCGAAGGCACACCAACGTCACCGTTTATGGCTGGACGCCTCTGGAACGCCTTCCAGCACGGCAGCACCTTCCCAGGCACGGCTGACGGCACGGCGTACGAGTACCTGCTCGACTTCTCACTCGAGTTCAACGCAGGAATCACACGCCAGTCGTACCTTGCAGGCACGACCACCTTCAGCACGCACGCTGAGAGCAACCCATTCACCGGCACGCTGACGATGACGGTCTCCTCGACCGCTTCGGCAGTGAGCACTTGGTACGACGCCTACCGCGCAGCTACGCCAAAGGGCGTGCGCCTGACGTGGAGCAACGGCACCTACTCGGCACACATCCTTGCGATGATCGTCCCAACGGAAGTTCAGCAGATGGCTGGCGCCGAAGATGGTCTGACCACGATGGCCGTGACTGGGACACTGGTCTACGACACGACGAGCGCGAAGAGCCTTCGCATCGTGGTGAATAGCGACTTGGCGGCGCTGCCGTAAGTTCAACCTAGCAGCAGAGGAGGAGGGTAGATGAGCCAGAGCAAGCCACAGTTCCGCACCGTTGAAGTGACCCTTGCCACACCCTTCGAGGGATGGACGGCGACGATGAAGGCAGAGGGCGTTCCTGCTCGCGTCTTCATTGAGCTGCAAAGCGGCAGCGCAGAGCGCGCACTCACTGCACTGAAGCGCCTCGTGGTCAAGCACAACTTCCTCACGGACGATGGCGTGCCGGCAGAAGATGTCCTTGATGCACCAATGGACGCACTGAGCGATGCCATCACGAAGTGGAGCGACGCGGTAGCAGCACTCCCCCCTCGATAAGGCTCGACGCCCAGCGGCTGGCGGCGGGTCGGACTCTCTCGCCGCATCCACTCATCGCGGCTCACCTGATCGGTGAGAAGTTCCACATCCCACCGCACGAGGTTCTGGAGTGGGAAGCAGAACACTTCGCTCGTACACTTGCGCTGATGTCCGATCTTCAGCCTAAGGAGAAGAATGGCCGCTAACTCGCTCGACCGCCTGACAATCTCCTTCAACGTGGATTCCAACTACAAGGCACTTCAGTTGGGCTTCCTTGAAGGCGCGAACCCTGGCGCCTACAAGCGCCTTCTGAGCATCGCGACGCTGAACGCTGCGCGCACGATGGTCAAGCCAATGCGAGCCGAGGCTCCAGTCGGCAAGACCACGAGGACGCCAGGCAGACTCCGCAAGTCCGTCACGGCACGCCGGGCGCGCTTCAATACGCCCGCAGCAGTGGTTGGTCCGAGGGCTGGACGCAGCCGAGACGGTGGTAGTGGTGGAGCGTGGTATCGCTGGTTCGTGACATCGGGAATCAGCGGCGTGCGTCAAACCAAGAACGGACCGAAGGCGGTGAAGGCAGTTCCAGCCAATCCGTTCGTGACGCGCGTCTCAAAGAACGAAGGACACCAGAGGACAGCGATGGAAGCGATGGCGAAGACGGTAGAATCGTTCTTCAATAACGGCGCGTTCCGCGCCACCATTATGAAGTTCAAGAGAAGGTGAGATAGATGGCATTCGGGTCTGACCGTTCAGCGAACTTTGTCATCGCGGCAAAGGATGCCGCCACCCAGCCAATGGGCAAGATTGGGCAGGCGATGGGCAAACTCAGGAGCGCCGCAGGGACGGCGTTCAAGGCGATTGGCGCAGCTGCGTTGGCGGCAGGAGCCGCCCTCGTAGCGTTCGCAGCCAATGCGGTGATGGCCGCAGCCGAGGATGAGAAGCAGACCATCCGACTCACGGCTGCGCTCAAGGCGCGCGGTTATCAGATGGACCAACTCGCGCCGAAGATTGAAGAGCAAATCAAGTCTATGCAGAGGCTTGGGTTCACGGATGACCAGGTTCGCTCTGGGCTAGAAATCGGAAGCCGATTCTTCAAGAACCAAGAGAACCTGCTCAGGGCAAATGCAGTCGCCGCGAACATCGCGGCAGCCACCGGCAAGGACCTCAGCACCGTAATGCTCGCCATCGGGCGAGGCGCGCAAGGAACCACACGAGGACTTGCGACGCTCGGCATCGAGGTTGAGAAGGGCGCCAAACTCAAGGACATCCTGCGAGCGGCTGACGAGAAGTATCTCGGCGTCGCTGAGGAAGTCGCCAACAGCACGAGCGGCAAGTTCGCCGCAGCGCAGATTCGCTTCAACGAAGCCATTGAGACCTTCGGCTCTAAGTTGCTCCCAATCGTCAATGAGGCACTTGCCTTCTTGACTGAGACTGTTCTTCCTGCCTTTGAGGGCTTGATGAACACGCTCGGGCCTGCGCTGACCGACCTGGTGGACAACTTTGTGCGACCACTGATTGACTCTGTTGCCGAACTGTTTGCCGTCTTTGACTCTGGTGAAAGTTCGGTGAGCGCGCTTGACATCGCATTGCTTCCGCTGAAGGCAACGCTTCTAGCCATCAAGTTCATTATTGACGCCATCGTCGCAGGCTTGAAGTTCCTTGGCGTGGCCTACGAGGGTAAACAACTTAAGAGCCTGCAAGCATCTGCTGAGGCTGCAGGCTACGGCGGGCAGTCATACATCAACCCGATGAACCGAGGTGGCAATACAGGCAACTCAATCACGACCAACACGAACCTGTATCTGGACGGCTCGGTGGTGGCACAAAGCACGAACAACTATCTCGGCGGCTACACGAACCTCACGAACGGCAGCCGAACGAACACGAGGCCATAGTCCGTGGCGACGGCACCATTCCAACTCTGGATGGACTTGGCACCTATCGCCTCGGCGGTTGGAGTCAGCGGCACGGTCACCATCACGACCACCTCCTCGCACGGCATCACGCCTGGCGCCTACGTTCAGATTGACGGACTAACAGCCGCAGGCACTCCGTTCAACACAGTCGCGCAGGTTGCGACAACGCCTTCAGGCACGACCTTCACTTACGTCACTGGAAGTTCGTCAGGCACCGCAACGGTGACCACTGGCGTCATCTCGTATGACCTCCTGAACCCGCCAATCAACTACACGGCTGGAACGGCACGCCAACAGGCGCTCATCGCTGCGCCTGGGGACTTGCAGCTCAGCGCGAACGGCGACGGCACCGGCTCCTCGATGAGCCTCACGGTGCTGCAAGAGACCACGCCAGCCGTCGGTCCGTGGTTCAATCTCATCCCAGACAACACGCGCTTCAGGCTCTGCCAGAAGGACACAGGCTCAGTGCCAGGCACGGCAGACGTGCGCTTCCTCGGACTCTTGAGCCAAGTGAACTCGCAACTCACAGGGTCTGGTCAGGGAACCTTCACGAGCGTGACGCTCGGCGACGTCAATGTCTTGATGGACAGGCTCGGCGTATTCGGGCAGAACAGTGCAATCAAGACATTGAAATACGGTTCAGCCGTTCGCGCCAGCAATGTCACCACGCTTGATGTTCCAACAGCCGGCTTCGTGGTCGGTCAGCAAATCAAAGTGAGCGGGTTGAGCGGTGGCGGCAGTACCTCATTCAACGGCATCTTCACAATCGCCAGTATTCCGAGCAGCCAATCACTCACCTATTCCAACTCAGGTCCAGCGAGCCAGTCAGGTGGTCGCAGTTTCACCGTGACCCGCAAGGGCAAGGCCAATGACCGACTCATTCTGAAGGCGACAGGTGCGCCTGCATCAACGACCAACTACTTCAACATTAGTTCTGGCGACACCATCTATGTTCGCGGCATCAGCGGAGTTGAAGGCTCAGGCTGGTCTGCGGGGAATCTCGCACTGCTGCAAAGGATTGCTAGGGGTACGTTTAGCGGTAGCCAAGTTATCGTGACGAACGCCTACACCGTTGAGTTGGTTCTCCCACAGCCAATCCCAAACAACTGGGGAACTTTCAACACTGGCGCCTACCTTATTGGCTCAGCGGGTCAGGTTGGCCCACCAATCGTGAACGGTCAAATGATCGTCAAGATCCCAAAGGGCGCGACAGAGGATACGGCAGTCAAGACCTTCCTCTCAGCGACCGATGCGTACAAGCGCAGCGACTACGCGGTGCAGCGTCTATTCAACACGGCTGGAACGGCGCAGATTACTGGAGGCACGACCTTTAGCAGCACTCAGGATGTGCAGTTCGGTGCGACCACGCTGCGCTCCGCGATGGACGCCATCATCGAGACCTACACCGGCAACGACGTGAAGGACCGAAGAACCTTCATTGACGTCAATGGGAACCTGAACTACAAGTTGGTGGACGCGACTGCGAAACCAACCTATGCGACGGCTCCTTACGCCATCATCACGTCTGGCGCAGGAGACCCGAACACAAGCACAGGCAAGGCGACCGTGGCTCCGTTCAATCTCACGGTGACGTGGGACCACGAGACGGCGAAGGCTGCGATGTTCACCATCCCAGCGACGAGCGGCGCAACGCTCACGCAGGTCTGGTCCTATACGGAACTCGCTACTCTCGATTCAGGCGGCACGGCCCTTGAGACCTTCGCCGAGCGAAAGGGTGCGCCAGTGTTGGACGCCGTTGTGGACTTCCCGACAGCCGTGACGAATCCAGGCGCGCAGATGCAGGGAGCTGCGGCGGCATACTTCACCGAGCGGCACAAGCCGCTCCTGAGTGGCCAGTTCGAGTTGCGTGGAGCAGGCACAGCGGCTTGGAATCAGTACGGGTTTGCGAGCGGGTACGCGCAGACTGGCGTGAGCAGCTACGCGCTGGTCAGCGGATGGAAGCCAGGGCAGTGGGTGGAAGTGACTTCGGCTGGTCTTGGCCTCTCTGGGTTGTATCGAGTTGAGCAAGTAGACTGGGGACTTGAGCCAGGGTCGTACATTCAGCGGGTGCTGGTCACCTTCAACCGCAAGAACCCAAGCGACCTTGCGACCATCATCGCTGGACAGAAACGCTAGGAGGCACAGATGCCGCAGTTCGGTTCCAATCCTTCGGTTGCCGCGCAGAACCTCAGCGCGACGCAGGACCCTAACGGCAACCCAATCATCTCGTCCGAGAACGGCTTCGGCGCATCTCCGCTTGGCGTGGCCGCACGCACGCAGGCGCTCTACGGAATCCCGAACGCGCACTTCGACTTGACGTGCGCTGACCCGAACAGCGCCGTGGAAGTGAACAACGCCATTCCTTACTGGGACCTTGAATACTCCGGCGCAATCACCACCTCGATGGTCTACGACGAGACCACGCAGAACTGGTCGGTTCGGATGGACCCAACTGGCGCAGAGGCAGACGACTTTGCCACCCTCAAGGCGCGCACCTACCTGCTCAACGACAGCGACCTCGCGCTGCGTCAGAAGGCGTACGCAAGTCTTACGAAGGTTGGAACGACAGGCACCGCGCAGTGGAGCATCGTCCTGAGCGCAACCTACTACGACATCGCAGGCAATCAACTCAGCACATTCAACATCGGCACGGCGGCAGACACTGGCACCTGGACTGGTATCAGCGGCGTGACCACGAGCGGCTCCGCTGCGATTAGCACGAACGCAGCCTATGCCGACATTGCGCTCACCCTCACGGCGGCTGGCTCAGTCAGCGGCACGGCGAAGGTAGACATCAACAGCGTGCTTATTGCAACTAGCCAAGCGGCTGGCGGTGGCTCGTTCCTCATCACGCAGACCTTCACGAGCAGCGGCACTTGGACGCGACCAACAGGCGTGGACTATGTGACGGTGGTTGCGATGGGCGGCGGCGGCGGTGGTCAGGGTGGCGCGCTTGGCGCTGCGGGTACGGCAGCAAGCGGCACCGCTGGCGGCAACGGCGGGGCTACTGGGCCGTGGGTAAGACTTGATGAAATCTATGTTGGCGATGTGGCAACCGTGAGTGTTGGCATTGGTGCTGGCGGTGCTGGCGGCACGGCGAACACCTTCTCAAAGGCGGCGGCATCAAGCACAACCTCATCACAAGCACTGACCGCTGGCGCCGCTGGTGGCGCAACCACCTTCGGCTCCTACCTCAGCGTTGGCGGCGGTACGGCAACGGCAAGCGCGGGTATGTACGGATTGGAGAAAGTAAACGGCAGACTAGGCGGCGAGGGTGAAGCGAACTCTCCGAACAGCGGCATTGCAACGGACGCACAAGATCACTTGATGAGCACATACACATCGGCTCCGTTCAGTGTTGCGTGGACATCTACAAGCGCAGCAGGGACAGCGGGTACTGGCTCAGGGGGCAGCACCAATGCTGTTGGAACAGGAGGAACAGCAAAGACGACGCTAGGAATCGCAGGGCCAGGGGGCGGCGGCGGCAAAGCAACTGTGGGCACCACTCCAACAGCAGGCAACGGCTCTGTTGGCGGTGCTGGTAGTTCTGGTTCTGGCGGTGGAGGGTCAGCGCGAAGGAGCGCCGCATCGGGGCAGACTGTCGTTGTTCAAGGAGGAAATGGTGCAGATTCTCCTGTTGCGAATAAGGGCGGTGGCGGCGGTGGCGGCGGTGCAGCAGCATTCGCAGCGTCAAGCAACGCAAACTACACCTCGACCATTCTGACAATCACGAGCGGCAAGGGCGGCACTGGCTCCGCAGGCTGGCTCACCGTTGCGTGGGTGGGCTGATGAACTACGCCTTCATTGACGGGGATGGCACTGTGGTCAATGTCATTAGCGGCGCGCTCACCGAGTCCGAGCAGGCGCGTCTCCTCACTGATTACCGCGCGCTCTTCGGCGCGGATTCCATCGTTGCGGTGGACGCAGAGACCTCCGTGTGGATTGGCGGCTCGTATACTGACGGCGTATTCGCACCACCGCCAGTGCCAGAGCCTGCTCCTGAGATTATTGAGGGAGTCTCTGAGGTTCTGCCTGAGCCGCAACTGGAGCCTGAAGCATTATGACCGCAAGCCAAAGTAGCGAGATTCTAAAGCGGCTAGACCGCATTGAGCGTGACCTTACTGAAATTAAGGTAGACCTTGCAGAAAGCAGGGGCGCGCTTAAGCTGGCTAAGGGCATAATCTTTTTATTGGGGATGACGGGCCTGGGCGGATTGCTGACTTGGCTGCAAGGGCAGGGCAAATGATTCTGAAGGTACGCAGCCAGCTTGGCTTGGCAGAGCGCTTTGGCGTAAAGGCTATGGACGATTGCGGCCCTGCAAGCCTTGCAACGGCAGCTACCGCACTAGGCGTTGACACCAGCACCAAGCAGGCGCACAAGGCGTGTGAGCAGGCTGGGCGTGTTGATACGCCTACCGGCGCAGAGGGCACGAGCGCTGCGCAGGTGCGCGATGCCGCCAAGATTCTTGGGCTTAAGGCTCGCATTGTGTATGACTGGAGCGAGGCGAGCAACGAAACTAAGGCTGGCAGCATCCTCATCCTAAATATTCAAGCCAGTCAAAAGGTAGTGCCAGACCGCCTGCGCTCAAAGTGGCAGCGCGATTACTGGCGCAAGCAGCCACTTGCAACCTATGGGCACTGGGTGGTGCTTGCGTATAGCAACTCAACTTGGGAGTACGCGTGCCCTACAATGCAGGAGGGCAAAGAGGGGCGCTGGGCGCTTCCTGAGGAAGTTAAAACCTTGCGCGATAGCAAGGGCAATGCTGGGTTTCCAACACCGCCCGCAATGGTGTTGATTAGCAAGAGGGGAGCCGCGTAATGAATCCGATTATTAGTGACCTATTAAATGCGTTGATTGTGGGCTTGGTGCCTGTAGCAATTGGTGCGCTTGGCTATCTGGGCAAGCAGGTGATTGACTTTTTGCAGGCGCGTATGAGTGCTGAGCAGTTTGGAATGGTTGAGGCGATTGCCCGCACGGCGG